ACAGGCTCCCTTCAAGAACAAAGTTGTTGGACATCCCACAACCTCCTCAAAAAAGGAGAAGACCCCCAGACGGAAGGAAGGGGTTCCCGTCTGGAGGTCAAACCTTGAATCGGAACCTTTACGGTTCCAACGCTGCGAGACGAGAACCGATCTCGCTCAACGCTGCGATCAGCGTCGTCGCAGTGATGTCGGTAGCGGCAGCGACGTTCACCGCCGCAGCGTCCACGTCGACCTTCTTCGCTACGTTATCCAACGCGAAACTCGTACCGAGGTTCGCCAGGACAACTGGCTGGTTTGCTGCACTCATTTGAAACTCCCAGGGGGTTAGATAGTTGTGGGTGCGCCGTGCTTAGCGAACGCCAAAGCGAGCGCTTCGCCCGTATCCAGTGCAGCGTAATCGACTTCAGCGTCACCATTCATCTGAGCAGCCGACAGAGACAACCCGATGCCTTGCAGGTTCTCATCCATCGACTCCCCGCCTCCCCCCAACAGGAGGCCGTTCAGCAGGTTGTTGTTCGACTCGCGTTCCTTCAACACTCCCGAGAGGCGTTCGCGTTCGAAGTCGCCGGCAAGAAGGTTCAGATGCTCCAACGGAAGTTTCCGTTCGATCGCTGCCCGCAACAAAGCGTCGGTGTCGATCGCCGGATACGACGCCGAAATCTCAGCGAGATGCTGATCCAACGCACGCTGCGAAGCGTCAGCATCAACTTGGCGTTGCAACGCCTCAACCTGGCGGGCCAACGCCAGATTCTCTGGGGACACCGCCGGGGCAGGCGGGTTGTCGAGGCTTTGAGACTGGACACCAGGTTCGATCGGTGGGGTTGTCACGGCAGGGTCCTGAACAGAAGAGTTGGGCAGAGAAGGGGTGTCAGCGAAGAACGCTGACGAGGCGTGAAGATCACTCAACGCATCCACCATACTCCGAGCGAACTCAGGGTCGTTCTTCGCCCGTTCGATCGCATCAACTGCCGAAGCCGACCGCTTCAACTCGTTGTTTGCTGCAGCGTTCGACGCTCGAAGCTGGTTCGCTTCGGCCTCCAACTGCTCCTTGCGTGCGTAGAACGCAACTACTTCGGTCAGTGGGATCTCTTTCCCACCAATGTTCACAGTGTCCATTTAGCTTCCTCGCTACTGATTGAAACGTTCCCTGGCCGCTGTTGCGCCCAACTGGCCTGCCTCTGTACCGGGAGTCATCGAGATGCCTCCGATCAGGTTCTGGCCCCCTTGGCCTTGTGTCGGGTCTTGGGGGGCAGGTGCAGGATTGTATGCCTGTTGTGTCAACAGAATGGTTGGGTCGTCCATGTCGAACCCTTCCTTCATCACATAGTTGAACAGGCGGCCAGGGTCTACAACCCCGGATTGAACAAACGGGATCGCTGTCGCAGCGATCGCCTGAGCACGGGCACGTTTTGCCTCAGGTGTTTTCGTTTCGGTACTGTCCGCCGACACGATCACCCGGAACGAACCCATGATGTGTTCCCGGCCGAACGCCACCGTAGCGTCGCGAACGAGCCCTTCGTTGTTCTCGTCCGGGGCCTTGGTCGTGGCGAAGTACTCCAGACGGGAGTACACCTGCATCATCATGAACACCCGCTGAGCGGCTTCGGTGATGAAGTCACGAACCCGTGATGCTTTCTCGCCCATGTAGTTCGCTGCCGCCATCTGCATAGCGTTCACACCGGTAGCGGTCTCACCTACTGTCGCTCCACCACGCAGATAGTCAGACACCCCTGAGGCTTGAGTCATCCAACTCGAAACCAACTGGATTTGCCCGACGAGCGACTGGGCGTTCGACGAGAACTTGATCTCCTTGTAAGCGGCATCCATCGTCGCTTCCCCAGGGGGGATATCCACAGGGATGACCAGGCCACGATCCGATGATTCAAGAACCGGGCGCATCTGGTCGGCATCCTCGCGGCGAACCATCACCTTGCCCCGTGACTGAACCCGGTCCAACCCGAGTTCAGAAGCCAGGTTTGTCAGGTCCTGCTGGTGGGGCCAGATCACCTCAACCTCGGAGATCGGCTGACCGTTGCCGGTGTCGTCAATGTTGTCGATCCAGCAGAACGGCTGCCCGAACGGGTACGGGATCGGGGCAGGTTTGCGAAGAAACCCTTCGCCCCCTTCGGCGAACTGGCACCATGTCCCGTCGCCGAGGTCGAAGAAGTCGACGATCCAAACGACATCAGATCCCTGATATTCGCCGGTGTCGTCCATGTTGTCGACAACCTCAGGGTCGAACGTTGTTCTGTCGATCCCGGTCATTGACAGGGCGAGACGATGTTGCTTCTCCCACTGCTTGTTCGTTCGTGCCGCAGCCAGCGGGCAGCGCCAGCGTTGAGCGATCCAGCGGGCATCGGCGGGGTCTTGGGCGAGCGGGTCGAAGAACATGTCGAACGGGGAAACCCGACGGATCGTCGGCTTGTCCTCGATCAACAAGGCCCCTGCGAACGTTTCACGATGCTTCGCTACCTCTTCGGGGGTGAACGGCTTGTGCCCCAAACGTGCCCCCCGTCGGGACACTTCGCCGACAGCGGCGATAGCGTCAGCCATCACCGCAGCCGCAGTATCGCCAACAACTTCGCGGGTCATTGTTGACTGCCAACCCAACCTGATCCAGCCACGCCCGTACTGCAAACTGTCCACGTAGGCGTCGCGGATCGGGCGGTTGAAGCCTTCCTTTGACCACACCGAATTCAAAGCGATCGCCCCAAGTTTCGCTCTCGCCGGAGCCTCAAACCCTTGGGTCATTGAATCCAACGAGAACGTCGGGTTCTTGTTCAGGGTCGAAGCGACAATCGTTCGAAGGATCGACTGGATATGGTTCACCGCCAACGTCTGATTGTCGTCCAACTGGTGTTGGGTAGCGGCCCCAGGGACCGCCGTTGACAGATCCGACACCGGGGTAAGCGGGGCACCGTCACGACGGCGCGTATAGAACGCGTGGAACTGCTGCCAGGCAGGATGCCAGTTCGCTTCCATCTGACCTTTCGCCGTACGGTACGCCCCCTGGTAGGCGTCCAAACGCTCGGCGTTCGTCTTCGCTTCAATCATCAGATGATCCTGTTACGGCGGAACGGACGGCGGGCCATCAGCCCGTCGAAACTGTACGGATGGGGGGTCTCCTGCGACTTCACCTCGGCAACACGTTCAGTGATCGCATACGACACAGCGTACCCAACACCCATGCATAAGGCGTCAACATGGTCATCGTGAGCGGCTCCCTCATACGATGCGTTCCCCGAAGCAGTGATCTTCTCCTGGAAACCCATCATCTCGTCGATCGTTCGGGCATCGTGAAGAATCAACGCCCCGTCCGCCAACGCTTTACGAGTCAACGCAATGTTCTGACCCTTCGACCCACGGTTTGTCCACAGGCCAGGACGGCCCCCGGAACCTCGAACAACGTTCGGGACACGGGCGCGTTCCAACGCTTTCAACACCGTATGCCCATGATTGTTGCGTTCAACAATCACCGACGCCCGGTTGTACAACGCTGCCAGAATCCCCAACGCCGTAGCCGTGTCGTCAGGCTCGTCACGGCTACGAAGAACCGCTACCTGTTCGATTCGTTCAGGGGTCTGCTTCAACACCTGGATACACGTCGGATCGCCATCGACCAGACCTTCCGACGGGTCAGCGGCAACCAGATATTTCTCGCCGGGGATCGGGTCTTCGAATATGAACGTTCCGAACTCGTCGTCTTGGGATTCAAGTTCAACAACCTGAAGGGTTCCGTCGAGCCCTTTCCCGATCGTTACCCTCCGCCCGGCAGTCGGGGTGATCTCAGCGAGAACTTCCATTGAGAAAACGTTCGACCCTGACGTAACGAACGCTTCGTCAGGTGTCGCCGGATACTCCCGGCGAAACAGAGCATCACCGAGTTTGCGGCGCATCTGTGATGCCCAGGACTCATCGCGGCCCTCGACAACATCCCACCCGTAGAAGATCGTGTCGACGTCAGGATCGTCAACCCAACCTTTCCACATCCTGTGGAACCAGTCGTTGTAGCCGTTCGCTGTCCCGAACATCCACAGATTTCCGCCAGCTTCCGTCGCCGGAATCAACGCAGACCAGGAATCCTCCTGGTTACGCATCTTGCCAACCTCGTCCAGGAACACGTCAGTCGGGGTGTCACCCCGACCGTGGTCTGACGACGATGTTGCACTGAAAATGATTGACCCGTTATCGAACTCGGCTTCCTCAACCCCCCACTTGCGGGTCAGCTGGGGGCCACGAGCCTTCACCCACGGGGGAAGCCTGTCGTACATGAAACGGATACGACGCATGAACTTCTTGGCGTCACGGTCGTTTTTCGACAGAACCAGAATGAACCGGTTCGGTTTCGTCATCAACAACCACAACGCCAACGCACAAGCACATGTCGTCAAGCCGATCTGACGGGCTTTCAACACGGCACACACCTGGGTTGTCAAGAACCGTGTAATCACATCGTCCTGATACGGGCGTGTCTTGAACGGAACAACTTTCGTAACAACCTTCGGACGGCCCGAAGCGGTCAACACTTCGTTCCCGGCAGCGTCCAACACTGGTGTCACTGATTCGATCCGAACAACATCGTTGATGAATTTCAACGGGTCGTTCGCCCAGGAACGAAACTGCGCTTCCTGTTCTAGCGTTATCCGAACATCGGCCACGGGGGACGATGTTATCGCTCTGAGATCAACAGGCCCCGTCGATGTCGACGGTTTCGGTTTCGGTGTCAGCGAGTTTCGCGTCAGCGGTCGTGTACGTGTGGGTGATGAACCCGACAGCCGTCGACGTCGCAGCCATGATGAGCGAGAACTGTTCGGTTGTTACCGACAGGCCGAACCCGATCGCCAGCGACAGGAACGCCTGGATCATCGCGAGAAACGCTGAGGGGTTACGTTTGAAGATCATGAGAGAACCTTTCCGATGAGAAGCGAAGCCATCCTATGAGAGCCTCGACTGTTGTAATGGATGCCGTCCGACGCCATCTCTTCGAACGTCGGGTTCCAGTCGATCGTTTCGAACCCGAGAGAGGCAGGCAACGCCCGATACAGGACCATTGCGGGGACAACCGAAGCCAACCCCCACTGGTTCTGGGCGGGGGCAACGATGACCCGCTGGTTTCGTTGCCTCGCCAACTCCTTCAGGCAGTGCCACCAGTTCGTCATCAGCTGACCGTCATGGGTTCTGTTGTGAGCGGCGAACGCTTCGTTCGTTCCCGCCGACACCAAAACGACGGGGGCTCGGCTGTACCGGGCATAGTTCCCGATGAAGTCTCCAACCTTCGCCCCAGGGAACGCATAGTTGCCGACGTGATGAAGTTCGGGGTGGGCGGACGCTACCGTTCGGATAGCGTCGGCTGCCCCCAAACCGAAGAACCGTGACGGTTCAGCGAAGTGGCTGTCGCCCCAAACTTCGAAGTCCATCAGATCTTGACCACCGTGTCGGCGGAGTGGATCTCCCAGTCGAAGCTGGCGAGCGTCAACACGAGCTGGCCGGGTAGTGCCCCAAGCTCGGTGCCGGAGTGATGCGAGATGCGCACTCCTGCGGTCAGAACCACCGAGGCCCCGGGGGCCATGGTGTGGAAGGCCTGGTCGTTCTTGGCCACGCTGCCTCCCCGAAGTGGCGAGGTCCGAACGTTGAAGCCGTTCTCGTGGATCTTGTGCCAGGTTCCACCGCCGTCGAATGAGCACACCAGCTCCACACCCCAGGCTGCGGGGGTGTCGGCCAGGGGCTGCACGGCATATGCCCCGGCATCGCTTTGGCCTCCGACCACCAGTAGCGCCGGATGGGCGGCATCGGGGTTGGTGACGGTGCCGACGGTCATGGTGTTGAACACGGCGTTACCGAACACCGGGACAGCAGGTGTGCCCCCGGGTCCGCCCGTGTCATACATCGGGGCGAAGTCAAAGGTGCCGTAACGGGTGTGGTACACCGGCGTCGGCGGCACCGTCGGGTAGGCGGGCAGCTGGAAGGTTGCCCCGCTGACCGGGACATTGGCTCCCCCGATTGTGATGTTCAACAGCTGGTCCGGGCCGTTGGCTCCCGAGGTCGGCAACAACGGCTCGCCCGGGCGATCCAAACGAACCCTTGGCGGGTTGGTGTTGAACGTTCCCGTGGCTGAATCAAACGGGACTTCTTCGCCGTGCTGAGTGATGTCGACAAGCTGGTCGGGGTGATGTGTCGTCGAGTACGGAAGGACGGGTTCGCCGGTCCGGTTCGCCCGGACACGGCTCATCATCGGGCTTGAACCCTCGACGTTTCCTGTGGCCGGTGCCGCTGGGGCAGGCCCATAGGAGGTTGGGTTCCCGTCGGTGTCGGAGATGCACCCTGAGACTGACGAGTCGGGGCATACCGGGTCGCCTGTCCCGCAGTATTTGAGCGGGGCTTGTATGAGCGGAACACCGGAGGCGTCTGCGACGGTCGGCTGAGCAACGGGTACCCCGTTGACGTCTTCGCAGTAGTAGCCGAACGGCGGTTTCGGGTCGGGGCATTGAGTCATCGCAAACCTCAGATCAGAGGGGCAGGGGTGGGTTCAGGTAGATGTGTTCGGGAACGAACGCCCCAATGGTGTTCGTCTCGCACGGGTCACACGGCGTGTTCTCAGGGGTCACCGCAGGTGCCCACACAAGGCTCTCTCCGGGCAGGATCGTATCGAGGTAGGCGTACGGGATTCGAACCATCGAATCGGCCCGTACAGCGGCTCTGATGACTTCCAGGAGTCCGTAGCCGAAGAACTTCGACGGGCACTCGTCAGGGTCGTTACACAGTGTGTCTACCGGGTCTTCACACGGGTCGTCGCATTGGACTGCCAGGTTGTTTGCCGGGTGGCAGATCGGCTGGCGTGTCAGGAGGTGGAGGACTGCCCGCTGCTGGTCGGGTTGGTTCGACGCGTGCGGCGGCTTGAAGAACAGTTGCAGCAGGTCGGGTAGTGAGGCCCCGCCGTTGCTGCACAGGTTGTTGAACAGGTCGGCGGCACGCGACTGTTCGAGAGCTTCAAGCTCTTCACAGGTCGGGTCCGGGTTCGGAGAACATGGTTGAAACATGAGGGGCCTCTACGAGAAGGGGGGGCGAGTACAGGGCCCCTGGCGAGGTCTGAGGCCCTGTACTCAATCCTATGGGTCAGAAACCGGTGGCGGTTTCTGCGAACAGGCCGGTCGGCTGTGCGAACGCATCAAGGATCGGGGTGGCGATGCCGTCACCGGCACCGCCGCTACCGCTGATGAGCGTTGCGAGCGTTCCGCAACGGTTGTTGATGAAGTTCGCGATGACGGCACGGTCGCGAAGGTCGACGCCTTCGAGGAGGTACAGGAGTACTTCCATCGCAGTCCAGCCTTCGGTCGGGTCGAGCTTCGGGCGAGGACCCACTGCGTTGCGGACCTTGGCCCAATCCGAGATTATTCCCTGGCCGCAGCAGGCTGCCGGGGCGGGGGTAACGGTCACGACGTTCACGGACAGTGAGTCGCACGGCCCGGGTTCGTAGGTTGTTTCTACGAGGAAGGTGAGGGACCTTCCGGCGGCGATGACAACATCGTTGTCGACGATGTTCCCGGCTCCGGTCGATACCGTCCCGTTGGGGGCGGTACGGGTCCAGGTGATGTCGGTGAACTGGGCGGGGAAGACGTCGGCGACGGTGACGGTCGCTGAGGCTCCA